AGAGACAGTCTCCCCGAAGGACAAGAGCTAGTGTTTGTTCTGATGTCGCCCAACAAAAAGATACGAAAAGGTGCCAAAATGACAATGGCACAATGGTGTGACAAAGAAGGAATACTATGGTATAATATAGAGACATTACAGGAGTTGATTAACTATGTCACTAACACTAGAGGAAGTTAAGGAACGCCTCTTGAAAACCTTTGACCCAGACGACCTGCTGGAGGCCCTACAGATAACCTCAGAAGAAATGCTGGACAGGTTTGAGGACAAGCTAATCAACAGACTAGATGTGTTTGAACAAGAGCTAGAGGAAGAAGAGAATGAGTATTGATGAAGCGACTCCTGAAGAGTGGGACACAGTTACTGCACTAAACAACTTGTCCATCAGGAAACCAAAGAAGGTAGACCCTGTGGAGCAACCTGACCACTACAACAAAGGAGCAATTGAAGCCATCGAAGCAATCAAAGCGTCCATGCCTAAAAACGAGTTCAACGGTTATCTCAAGGGAAATGCACTGAAGTACCTCTGGCGCTACGACTACAAAGGTAAACCAGTAGAAGACTTACGGAAGTGTCGCTGGTACATCGAACGCTTAATCAAAGAAGTAAATGGATAGTCCCTGCGTTAAGCAGTGCAAGTTAGTTAACGATATCTGTACAGGTTGTAAACGTACCAAGGAAGAGATAACTAACTGGACTAGATATACAGATGAACAAAGGAGTAAGATAATTGGACGCATATCAACAGTACATACACAAGTCACGCTACGCTCGTTACCTACCAGAGGAGCAACGTCGTGAGACTTGGGAAGAAACAGTAAATAGATACCTAGATTATTGGGTAGACCGTGTAGAACTAAACGAGTTCGATCAATCAGAAATATTCCACACTATTCATGAACTAGACGTAATGCCTTCCATGCGGGCACTTATGACTGCTGGAGAAGCACTGGACCGTGACAATGTAGCTGGGTTTAACTGCTCCTACATGCCTATTGACCACCCTAAAGCATTTGACGAGATGATGTACGTCCTTATGTGTGGCACTGGAGTGGGCTTTAGTGTAGAGCGTCAGTACGTAACAAAATTACCAGAAGTAGCAGAGGAATTCCATGATACCGATACCGTTATACATGTCGCCGATAGTAAAATTGGATGGGCTAAAGCTTACCGGGAACTTATTAGCTTGTTGTATTCAGGCCAACTTCCAAAATGGGACGTGTCTGGAGTACGATCTGCAGGGGCAACCCTTAAGACCTTCGGAGGTAGAGCATCTGGTCCAGAGCCTCTTGTCGATCTGTTCAACTTCACAGTCAGCGTCTTTCGGGAGGCTGCTGGACGTAAACTTAGTTCCATCGAATGTCATGATCTCTGCTGTAAGATTGCACAGATCGTCGTCGTCGGCGGTGTACGCAGGTCCGCTCTCATCAGTCTGTCTAACCTCACTGACGATAGACTCAGACGATGCAAGTCAGGCCAGTGGTGGCAAGATAATCCTCAACGGGGACTAGCGAACAACTCAGCATGTTATACAGAGAAGCCAGACTTTGAGGCGTTTTTAAATGAGTGGAAAAGTTTATACGAGTCCCGCTCCGGAGAACGAGGAATGTTCTCTAGAGTCGCAAGTCAAAAGCAAGCTGCAAAGAATGAGCGACGAGATGCTACCTATGATTTTGGAACTAATCCATGCTCAGAGATCATCCTCAGGCCCTACCAGTTCTGCAATCTATCGGAAGTTGTTGTCAGGGCAGGAGATACGCTGTCGGACCTCAAACGAAAAGTTCGTGTTGCAGCTATCCTTGGGTCTCTTCAGGCTACGCTGACCGACTTCCGTTACCTTCGTAAGGTATGGCAGAAGAATACAGAAGAAGAAGCACTACTAGGTGTATCACTAACAGGCATCATGGATCACGCTGTGTTGTCAGGGAGGGAAGACCGTGAAAAACTTAAGGAGTGGCTCATTGCTCTCAAAGAGGAAGCGATTAGTACTAATGCGGAATGGTCTAACAAGCTTGGCATTAATCTGTCTACTGCCATTACTGCTGTTAAACCTTCCGGTACTGTTAGTCAGTTGGTTGATTCTGCATCTGGCATCCACCCTAGATATGCAGATCAGTACATTAGACGAGTTAGAGCAGACGCAAGAGACCCGCTCTGTCAAGTCCTAGAAGCCGCTGGAGTGCCTGTAGAGGACGACGTAATGTCACCCACTACCAAGGTATTCTCCTTCCCCATAAAGTCGCCTGAGGGGGCTGTGGTGGCCTCTGAGATGGGTGCTATGGAGCAACTTGAGCTTTGGGAGATCTATCAGGACTTCTGGTGTGAACATAAGCCGTCAATGACGTGTTACTACCGTGACGACGAGTTCCTTGAGGTGGGTCAGTGGTTGTACAACAAGTTCGACAAGATCAGTGGCGTAAGCTTCCTACCTTACTCAGAGCATACGTACCAACAGGCTCCTTATGAACCTATTGATCTAGAGACGTATGAGAAGTTGAAGGAGGAATTCCCAGAGACCATCGACTGGAACATCTCTGAGAACTCTGACATGACCGAAGGGTCACAACAGTTGGCTTGTACAGGTAATAACTGCGAGTTGTAAACAAAAGGGGGCCTTAGTGCCCCCGTTCTTTCAAGGTGTGTTTATGAACATTAAACGTGATATTGAGATACGTATAAGGGTGCTTGAGAACAAACTACATAAGTCTATCCCCGCAGCCCGAAATAACGAGATACGGGGTGAGATCATGGGTCTGAAGTGGGTACTAGAGCGTCTCTAGTGCCTACATAACCATGTTACGCATAGGTGCAGACACACGTTCCTCTTGTAGGTCTCTATTTACTTCTTCTTGTCTTCTTATGTAATTACGGACTTCTGCTTGGTCTTCTTCAGGTAAAGACTTCATAATATCTGCTACTACGTTCCCTGCAGCTACCAGCATTGCGTCATTATTTTTAAACTCTTTGTTTTGGAAAGCAATGAGTCTATTTACGTTAGCTGGTTTATAGGCAGCCTTAGCTAGGAAGATAGGCATAGTAAGAATAGCAGCTGCTCCTGCTAAACCGCCAGCAGTTCCTACCACAGGTGCTGCAGCAGTGCCTGCCACTAAAGAAGGTCCAAACCTCAACAATTCAGAACCAGCACTATATTCTTTAGTTCGTAACATAAGTTCTCCAATGTTACTACTAGGGAATTGAGAAGCTTCTGACATTAGGTTAAACAACTGACGAACCTTTGGCTCTTTATCACCAAAAAGTATCTTAAGTTTTTCAGATTCTTTGCCTTTTTCAAAACGAGCAGCTAGTTTTTTAAACTTCTGTATGTCAAAAGTTCCAGAACCAAGCTCAGGCATGAGTTGCTTTAAATATCCCTCTTGAAGCTTTGACATTGCTTCGTCTAAAGAAACTGGAGGGGTGCCTCCTGCTTTTCTAATCGTAGCATGAGAAGTTCTTAAAGACTTAATCATTGAGTTAAGATTATCTAAACTACCCGAAGAAGCGGCTAACTGGCCTAAAGCTGCGTATTGCCCGCCTTTAGCGTTTTCTACTAAGCCTTTAACATTCGTTGGGAGAATCCCTTCAATAGTTTGTCCATAAGCCTTTTTAATTGATGCGTACTCTGCTGCCGCCTTTGGGTCAATCCGCTTTAACTCCCGTTGTACCGCCATTCGTATCATTTCTGACATTTTGGCAAGATCCCTAGCGGCTTCGTTGTTGTAGGAATCAGAATTTAGATCACTAAATTTTCTCATGTCTCGCATAAGCTTTTTTTCGTAATCAACCAGATTAGAAGCGGACATGTTTTTCATTCTGCTTAAGTCGTTTACAACATTTAAAGCAAATTCTCTGGCGTTGTCGTCAAGCATGTTGAAGCCTTGCTTTTTACCTGCTCTTTGACCTGATTCAATAAAACGCTCAACTTGACGTTTAAATTGTCCTGTGTTGACCCTTGTTTTTCCTACTCTAAAAATTAGGTCGTTCATTCCTTGTTCGTAGATATTAAAAGCAGCGTTACGACCTTGGTCAATCACACTAAACATCTCTTGCCCAAGAACAGAGGGTTGAATACCTTCCCTGCCTGCTCCTAGCAAAAGATCATCAAAAGATTCCTGTACAATCTCGTTGACTTTGTCGTAATTTTTTTGGCCCACGGCCTGAGAAAGAATACCTGTATCGGCAATTCTTTGTGTAAGCTCTTTTCCTCCAGTTGCTTGAAAAGCAGTTAAAGTAGCTCCTTGCTCCGAAAGAAGTTTCTGCGAGGCACGAATAGACTCCTCACTACCAGCCACATCTTGACCCATACGAGCAGAAGAAATAAACTCTCTTGCTGTTTCGTCTGGAGAAATTCCTAATGGTAAGTTCTTTTTTATAAGGCCACCTAATAAAACAGCCCCCTTACCTCCAACAAAGAGACCAGTATCTATACCAGCACTTATTAGAGCTTCTTTTGTTGCATTGCCATAGTCTACTTCTTTTCCTTGTAGCACATCTTCAGCGGCTTCAGCCCCAAAAGTAGCTGCAGCTCCTCCAACAATACTACCAAAGAGCGCACCCCAAGGTCCTGCAGCCGAGCCTAATTTAGCGCCTCCCATTGCTCCCGCAAGACCGGCAGGGATGTCTAGGTTTTCTAAGCTAAAGTCTTTAATCTTTTCTCCTGCAGTTTTACCTCCGGGAGTTTGGTCCATGCTAGTAATAAGGCCTGCATTCATTGCTTTGTCAAGGATAACTTCTCTGGAAGTACCTGCAGGAACGCCTTCAAGCACGTTACCATTAGCAAACTCTATGTCAATTAGTTCTTGTTCTGCCATGTCGTTTTCCTAATTTATGTCGTCAAACCTGACTCTTCGATTGCCTGTCTCTGCTGATGTACCAGCGCCGTCAGTAACGTACAGACCGTCTACAAAGTTTATGTACGAATCCCTTGTTGTGTTAGGTTGCGTTATGTAAAAAATAGACGCTCTTTCTCTTTCGAGTCTTTCCTTCATTCTAGTTAGAATAGCAGTATTAATTTCTTGCGTATTTTCTAGTGAAGGGATTAGCTGCTCAAGGTAGTTACGCTCGCCTTCTGTTGGGTTAGCACCAAAGGCTTTAATACGGTTTACTAAAAGTTCTTTTGCCAAATTATTAAACACACCAGCATCTTCTGTTTGCACACCTAAGACTTTTTCTACTCTGTCTTGCATAGCCGTTAAACTACCGCCTTGTTCAAGTTCTTCAACAATTTCTAACAAGGTGTTAACGTCGTTAAGGCCGTCTCGTACCGAAGAAAACCGCTGCATTGACTTGTCTCGTACGTCTTCAAAGTTTTGAACTTCTCTTATACCCTTTGCCTCTAAGACGTTTATTTCTGCTTTTGCTTCAGCTTCATCAATAACCCTTCCTGATTTATCTGTTCCTGATTCAGTGTAAGCACCGCCTAAGAAAGTTGGTTTGTTTGGCTTACCGTCTTTTAACGTAGCGGTCCAATCTGTTTCGTGCCCTATTGGTTCATAGTTAATTTTAATGTCATCAACGCCCGGCCCTGTTCTAACCTCAGTTACGTTGTAAGCCAAACCTCTAGAGTCTCTTATTTTACCTACTGTAGTATAGCTAGGCTTTCCTGTGACGGTTGCTCTTGTTTTAGCCCTATCAATTTGAGTACCACGCTCTTCAGCTAAAATTTTCATAGCTTCGTTTTGAGAAACTTTATGCTTCTCAGCAACATTTAAAAACCCCTGTAATTTTCCGGGGTCCTGTGGATCAAAAAGATCCATCTGAGCCATAGCACGTAAGCGTCCACGTCCTTTTTCACGCAGGGGTTCATCATAACCTTCACGCAGCTGCTGCGCCGCAGGTATGTTTTTAATGTCTCCCCCAGCAGCAATAAAACTAGAGATATCTTTTTGTGTAACTGGGCCTTGTCCTGATAAAAGACCTCCAAGCCTTTCTCTTTTTGCTTTTTCTTCTGCCATCTGCCTAGGTCTTGCCCCAAGTTGTTGTGCAGCAGTAAACATCCCTTGTTGATAACCGGGTTGCAAAAGCCCCTGTATAAATTGTTGTCCGAATCTAGCCACGATTAACCTCCAAAGAGCCTTGACCACCAAGTGCCGTCATTATTACTGTCTGTAATTCCTATAGCGTCCGTAATTGAACCAAAGAGGCCTCCGCCTCCTCCGGCACCACCACCACCGCCTCCTGACGTTCCTCCTACAAACGTAGGCTGTGCTGCCTGCTGTAAGAGACCTGTACCAATCTGACCCATGAGATTAGCTTGTCCAATGCCTGAAGAAAGCAAAGCTTCAATACCGCTCATTTCCGCTTCTCCAAACAAACCTGCTCCTGTTAGCTGACCACGTTGTGCAAGCTGAGAAGTAGTTAAAGCGGGTTCTGCAGCAGCAATTAACTGCGCCTGAGGCACATAGCCACCTGACAAGAACTGACCACCTAGTTGTGCCTGTTGCATCTGCTCTGCTTGCGCCTGTTGCATAGCAGCTAACATGGCCCTGTCACGGGATTCTTGTAGTGCTGCTTCTTGGGCCATAAGCTCTGGTGTAGCGCCACCATAAGCTGCTGAAGACGTTCCTAAGCGTCCCTGAGCCGCTAGACGCTCTTCTAAGGCTAGACGCTGACGTTGCTCCTCAGGACGCTGTGCAGCTCTCATACGCTCAAATACAGCCTGCTCACGAGCATCTAAAGGCTGTTGCGCTTGACCGTAAAACTGGCCTGCTCCTCCTAGGAGTTGGTTCTGAAGAGCCTGCTCTTGCGGAGACAGGGTCATTGTAGTGCCTCCTTCAGGTCCAACATCCATCATGCCACCAGTAGAAGTAGTGACGGTAAACGGCCTAAACTCTGACTGAGCCAGTCCTGTTTGAGCAACATTAGAAGCTTCTCGTCTAGCTCGTTCACCGACATTACCAAGGCGTTGGTACGCTTGTTGTGCTGCAAGAGCGCCAGCGCCTGCGCCTAAAGCTTGTTGGCCTCCGGTACTACCCATGAAGTTTCCTATGTCGTTTACAATACCGCCTACAGTATTAAAAAAACCACCTCCGGGTGTCGGTAGGGTTCCAACTGCTGAAGCCATTTGTTGAGGGCTTAAGCCTGTTTGCGACGTATAAGCTACTGAAGGCATTTGAAACAAAGGCGTACTTATAGTTGGATTCATGTTTAAATTTTGAGCAGTCGTCATAATGTTTTACCTATTAGCGCTAGTAGGTTAATCTCTTGTAGTGACAATGCAAAGCCGTTGATGTCTGACTCAAGACCGACAACAACAGTTGTACCACTGCCTACAGCATTCAAGCTGCGTTGGTTAGTAAGTTCACCACCAGTAAATTCTGATAGTGGGTTAGAATTTTCGCCAAACTCGTTGACAGCATAAAAAGCAGGATTCTGGTTACCTACTGTAAACTCTGTTGTCCTGTAGGACGTACCAAAGTCATAGGCAAACTTCATAAATACAGTAGCACTGTTTGCACCTACCAGCGTCGGCTTGATCTTCTTAAGGATCTTAAGTCGAGAAGTGTCGCCAAATGTCAAGCTAGGACTAAAATATTTAAAGCGGTATCGTGTGCCGTTATCAGAATAACCTTTGTACTCACTAATACCGTCTGTTGTTCCTACGTACAGCGTACCATCAGTCAGTCTTTCGTAAGCTGTAAAGACAGAACCGGGCCACCGTGTTACCCTAAACGAACCATCTTCTAGAGTGCCTCGAACGTCGAAACAAAAGGTTGTGTTCTGACCAACAAATGTTAACAGATAGAAGTTTTCTTCTGGGCTGTAGATAGACCTAAAGAACTCTGTTTCTCCCTGTATCAGGCTAATGATGTCTTTTGTAATCGTACGGGATAACGTACTAATAGGCATTGACTTTTCTTGTATCGTACGTCCAAAGCTACGTAAGCCCGTATGTGACAAGAAGATAACATCGGTTCCTGTCTGCTGTACTGTGTCTCTGTCAACGCAACCAACGCCTGCCACAGTATCTGACAAAGACATTGTTGCTGGCGCTTCTGCACCTTGGTAGACAACAATACTATGCTGTCCAAAGATAATTAACAGCCCATTGTGTGCTGCTAGTGAGACAATCTCGTCATAACCGTCAGGCCATACCTTTGAAAGGTTGATGCTGCCGCTTGTGCCACCTGTCCAGTTATGTCCAATCAACAGGTCAGACCAGTAGACAACAGACTTATTGTTAGTTACGTCAGCGCACCAGAGTCTACCATAAGCAGCAAGGACTTCATTAGCTTTTGGAATGTCCGATACTGCCGACGCTCCAGTTAGCGTAGACATTTTCTCTACTGCGCCTGAAGCGTTACTGTAAACTAAAGGCTCATAACCACGCTGAAAAAAGTAAATGTTGTCATTAAAGTCAACCATTTTCCAATTGTCGGAAGTAATTGTATAGCTACCGGGTGTCTCATCTACTAACGTAGTTGTGCCACTGATAATCTTATTGTTACCAACAGAAAATATTTTGCTGTTGCCTGCGTTATCTCTAAACTCTCTGATAGCACGTAGAGTTCCAGTGCCAAGAACAGTCTTGTTTGTTGTAGTAACGTCGTAGCCCTTACGTGCAGCAATACGGCCACGCTTGTCAATAACTGCGTTGTCTGCTACTTCTGCAAACGATGGATCTTGAGCAATAGGAGAGTCTTCGGTGTTAATACCTTTGAAGGCCGGTGCTACAAGATTAATACTGCGTAGTTCTTGTGCCATATTAGATAGTCCTAAAGATCATCTCTTCTGGATGCTTTGCTGCGTCAATAGCAATAGCGTCTGATAGGTACTTGTCAGCAATAACAAAGTATTCAGCAGTAGAAGTACCGCCTGTTTCACCACGCTCACGAGCCAACAAAGCTAACGCAAGGTGAATGACAGGTTGATTAGGAATCAAAAGCTTGTCTGAGTTAGACGTTAGGTCACCCTGACGCTTAACTACGTCAAAACGAAGGCTGTAAACACCGTCTGGCACAGGGCCAACCAATACCTGAGTGTCTCCATTAGCGTCTAACCCGTTGTACGTATAGTACAGAGGAGCGCCTTCAGCGGCCCCTGCTATGTACAACGAATCGTTAAACCAGTCTTTACTCTGGTACTGCATAAAACAATTTTGGGTGTCATTAAGAACCGACATTACTTTTACGTCATCGCCAGTACCAGTTAGTGAGTAAGTGTTGTCTGTTGCTGTTGTTGAAATTGTAATAGTTTCACGTAGCGCAGACCAATCAGCAGCCTGCTCAACTATAGTCTTAGCATCGTTAATGAAGTCACCAGCCATTTTAGAGTAAGTACTTTCACTAACACTGTTAACTTCTTCTTCACGTAAACGTCGTAACACGCTGTTCATAATGTTTAAATATGTCATGCTAGTCTCTTTAGTAACTCATCAAGATTTTGTTGTGACCTTTGTTGCGGCCCAGTAAGCATACCAAAGTCTGTAGGTGCCTGATACCCCAAACCTGTAAACTGTTGTTTTTCAAAAGATTTTATTTCTGGCTTAGTTAACATAGCCATTTGTTGTTGCGCTAGTTGTTGCTGTTGTTGTCCAAGTCCTGCAAGTCCCAAAAGACCTGCCCCTACTCCTTGACCTAGCCCTGAAAGACCTTGACCTAAACCCTCAAGTCCTTGACCTATGTTTCCAAGCTCGGTGTTAATACCTGCTACGTCTGTCATTAAACCGCCAACAGACGTTTCTAATCCGGCAATAGCTTCGTTAGTTGCACCAACAGCAGTAGTTACATCTTCTGCTGTTGCAAGCCCAGCATTAGCCAAGGCAGCATTGACGTCTTCAGGAGTTGTAAAGCCTGCATTAGCAATAGCAGTACCAACATCTTCAGGTGTTGCAAACCCAGCATTAGCAATAGCAGTACCAACATCTTCAGGTGTTGCAAACCCAGCATTCGCCAGTGCTGTACCTACGTCTTCGGGTGTAGTGAATCCTGCATTAGCAATAGCGGTGCCTATGTCTTCTGGTGTTGCGAACCCAGCGTTGACTAGTGCGGTGCCTATGTCTTCAGGAGTAGCAAACCCTGCATTGGCTAAAGCAGTTCCTATGTCTGCTGGAGTAGCAAACCCGGCGTTTGAAATTGCATCAATTACGTCTTGTGGTGTGGCAAAAGGGTTTTCATCAAAGACAGACTGAACAATACCTCTTACTACTTCGGGATCTGCGTCTTGACCATCTCTGCCATCTTGACCGTCAACCCCGTCGACTCCATCACGACCGTCTACACCGTCTACTCCGTCTACTCCGGGAAGTCCTTGCTCTCCTTGCTCTCCTTGCTCTCCCGGAGCACCGTCAACGCCATCTATGCCATCTATGCCATCTATGCCATCAACACCGGGCGGTCCTTGCTCTCCATCAACCCCATCAACGCCCGGAAGACCTTGCTCTCCATCTGCACCGTCTGCACCATCCGCACCGTCTTGGCCCGGATCTCCTTGAGGCCCTTGAACTGGAGCTGGTGCTGGAGCTGGAGCTGGTGCTGGTGCAGGCTCTGGCTCTGGTAAATACTCAGGAAACAGTCCTGAAGTAATTGGTGTGTCTTCTTCAGGCGGTGTTTCAGTAACTGGAACGTCGGTAGGTGTTGTAGGTTGTGCACCAGCATCTCCAGCTTGTTGATCTTGTTGATCTACAGGTTCTGTAACGTCTACAGGCTCAGGCTCTGGTGGTGGCTCAGGTGTTACCACGGGCTCTTCTTCATACTCAAACGGATCTACTTCTACTTCTAAATCAAGAGGGGTGTCTGGAGTTTCTTCTACATCAATTAAGATGTCTCGAATTTCTGAAGAAACCTCACTTGTATCTGTTGGGTCTAAAAGAGGATTGCTTTCTGAAGAAGTAGGCGGCGGTATAAATTCTTGATTGCCAACAAACTCAAGGCTCATTAAAGCATCTTGGTCAATGCTTGAGTGGAAGCCCGTAGTAGACTCTGTACCAGAAATTAATATATATCCGCCGTTAGAATCCATTGCTAGAACTAAACCATTTTCTACTAAAAGGTCACTAAGGCTTTCGAGGTTTTGGAAAGTGCCTTCGGCTGTAGTAAATACATCGCCTCCTCCTACTAAAATAGCTAGCGCATCTTCAGGCAAACCATGAGCAGATACACCAGCGGCTGTAGTCCATGCGTTTTTGTCATTAACAAACTGCTCAAGAATTTGCTCAGGTGTAGCATCTGGGCTAACGCCTACAGGGAATCCAGCATCGTTGTAGTAAACACCATTAATTAACTCATCGCCTTCAAATGGGTTTGTTATCTGTGCCATAGGCTCAGGCTGTACAGTTGTATCCTCAGTTAAGTCAGCCGTAGTATCTGCTAGTTCTGAGTCTGTATCGTCAACTGAGTTAGCCATAAAGTCTTCAACAGAAGGGCCACTTGGATCAGGAGATACCGCATAAGCATCTTCATAAATAGCCTGAAGGTTGCCTGACAAGTCTCTTAGTTGATTAGCAATAGCTTCGTTTTGTTGGTCAGCAATTGCAGTGTTAAGAGTGTCATTCATGTTCGAGGTAATTTCCTCAAACGCCTCTTGGTCTAAGCCATCTCTAAGTTCGGCCTGCCTTCTAGCAAGCTCTTCCATTGCTTCAGGAGAAGCTGTTGTGTTTTCTGCTATAAACTGCTGGAGTGGCTCTAGGACAAAATCTGCAAGCTCTCTAGCTCCAGCAAACAAACCAGAAGAAACAATCTGGTCCATGTCTAGTTCACCATCAAATACCGCTTGGCGAATAGCTGTTTGACCCATTGCGTTTAGAACATTGTCTACTTCTTCAATGCCCGTTATTTCTGAAAGATTAATGTCGCCTAAAGCACTTTCAATTTCAGGACCAATAATTTGGCTTACGGCTTGGCCTAAACCAGCAGTAGCCGCAGTTTGAAGTAGTTGGTCAGGATCAATAGAGCCAGTGCTAAGAGCTTGGGTTATTGCATTGCTTAAAACTGATGCACCTACTTGACCGCCTATTGAAGCCGCTGTTCCTGCCGCCGCACCGCCTGACAATGCTGGAGCTAATGCACCACCAGACATAATTCCGATAGCAGTAATGATGCCCATTTTTACAAAGTCAGCAAGACCGGCGTGATCTTCGTTTACAGTCTTTACATACGCAGAGCCATTCCACTGGAACTTGTCACCAGAGTTACTATAAACAACAGGGTTAACACCGTATTTCTGTAGCAGTGCTTGGTTAGCTTCAGAGTTAATCCAATTGTTGTAAGCACCTTGCTGTGTGCTAGTTTGTTGTCTGCGTAAGTTTTCTAAGTTCTGGCCGGGGTCGCTAGGGTCAATAGTAAGGTCAGCATCACCCTCAAGGATCATCTCTTGATCTTCGCTAAATCCAGCGTCAGCTTCTGACCAGTTGCCTGTATCGTAATCACCAGACTGAATTAACTGCTCACGCTCAGTCATGTACGCAAGGTAGTTATCAAACGTACCAAAAACTTCAGGCAGTCTGTTTACTTGGTCGCTTTCAAAGTAGTCCCGTAGCTCACTAACTGTTAACTGTTGTACTTCGCCTTCTTGCCCGTACAGATAGTTTTGTGCCGCATTACCACGCTCTCTGCCTTCAACAAACGTAAAGGTCATTTCTGCTGGTGTTTCTGGAGCAGGCTCAGGAGTAACAATAGGCGCTTGCTTTATAGGCGCACCTTTTACTCCACCTGTTGACTGACCAGTGCTTTCATCGAAGGTAGGTGTGCCACCTGCATACATTGTGTCAGTCAGCATTCCTTTAGAAGTCTTAGCCATAATTATTTCTTCCAGTTAGCCAGACCACGCAGGCCAAACGATGCCGCAACAGCGGCGCCTAGAAAACCTTTGTACCACTCAGGCATGCTATCAAGAGCAGAAAACCCAGACATCACTACAGGAACCATAGACGGAAAGAACGCAAGAATACATGGGACTGAGAACAAGATAGTGAACCACTCGTCTTTCCATGAATTGTTTGCGTTATTGGCATGGATGTTTTCCCAGTTACTGTCTTGCTTAATTACTTCTAGCTTACGCTCATGTACAGCCTTCTTCTCTTCTGCTTTACGCTGAAGGTGTCCACCAACAAGGTTAACAATAGGTCCAATTAAAGTCTGTATCATTCTGGATCCTGATCCCAAAGAGCTTCAATAGTTCCGATTCGTATTGTTAGTTCGTGGACTTCTTCTTCTATCTGACGTAAACCGGTAACGTCAATCTGAAGACCTTCAAGCAGCATGTCCTGTCTAGCATCGTCAGGTAACGATCCAAGTTCTCCACGAGGCCATAAAATACGAAACTCAGTGTTACGCTCTACTTCCATTTGAGATTTATCTAAAGAATGCTCAAGCTTGTTAAGCCGCTCCTGAATCCCAAAATAAGCCATTGTCCCAATAGACGTAGCCACAACCATAGCAATTAAGTTTCGGATGGGGATTGTTACGTCTGTTGACTCATTGATATTCATAACTATCTAGCAAACTCTAAGATTGCTATAGCCATAGTAATTATCACCGCCAAAGACGCAAAACCTCCTGTCATCATTTTTTCTAAACGATCAAACCGCTTGTTGTGTTCGTCAAGCTGTAGTTGAATCATTTGATATCGCAAGGCACACTCAGCCTCATGCTTATCTAATCTTGCTAATGCGTCATCTACAGAATTCATACAGACTTCCTTACTGCTTTGCTTTGCCGATGTTGATAGCCAAGATGTCAATAAAGCGATACAACTTTGCCATCCATTCGTCGTCTTTAGGTGTGGGTGTAAGGGCTGCTATAACAGAAGCTACTGAGATAACAGCCGTTGCAATGTTTGCAATGTCAGCAATGACATCCATTACCAAGGCACACCGTCAGCAGTAACAGGGTTCTTCTCTGCTTCAATCTTAGCCGCTAGAGCCGCCTCAGTTGCCGCCTGATCGACTTCACCCCAGACCCAGCCCAGTACGTCAGCTTCAGTTAAACTGTCGTAGGGGACAAATGAGGGGTCTGTAGGGTCATAGCTAAAGCCACAGGTGCCATAGGCAGAAGCAGAGTAGTCTCCGTCCACCTCAG